GTCCGAGGTTCGAGGCAAGAACGGGACAGAGTTCGTGTTCGCAGGCCTCCGCAAGCAGACAGTTAGCTCGATCAAGTCCTACGAAGCGATTGACATTTGCTGGATTGAGGAAGCTTCGGTTGTATCACGACGAAGCCTCACGATTCTGCTCCCAACCATCCGCAAACCGGGCTCAGAGATCTGGTTCACGCTCAATCCCGACCTCGAAACGGACGCAGTTTACCAGGATTTCATCGTCAACCCTCCAGCCGGCGCATTTGTCTGCAAAACGAGTTTCCGCGACAACAACTGGCTCTCCCCTGAGTCGCGACAGAAGATCGAGACGCTTAAAGAGCGCGATTTTGACACTTACCACCACGTTTACGAGGGCGCAACACGGTCCACGGTCGAAGGCGCGATCTACAAGGCAGAGATTCAGAAGGCGGAGAACGAGGGCCGCATTCGTGAAGTGAAATATGACCCGATGCTGCCCGTTGACACGTTCTGGGATCTTGGTTTCGCAGATAGAGTCGCAATTTGGGCAGCACAGCGCACACCGTTTGAGATTCGCATCCTTCGCTACTTCGAAGACGACCACCAGGCCATTGATTATTACCTGCGCGAAATACAGACGTGGGGTTACGTGCTCGGTACATGCTTCCTACCGTGGGATGGTGGCACGAAGCAGTTAGGTACAGGCCGCTCGATTGAAGAAATCATGCGCGCCAAGGGCTTCAGGGTGCAAGTGAATCGCCAGTTGAACGTGGCTGATGGCATAAACGCAGTCCGCACACTATTCCCGCAGCTCTACTTCGATCAAGCCAATTGCGTAGACGGCTTGCAGTATCTCAGGCGCTATCAGTGGGGCCCAGCGACCGCGCTAGGGGTTCCGCGCAGTCAACCGCTGCATGATGACGCCTCGCACCCCGCAGACGCGCTAAGAACGCTTGCGGTGGGTATCAAGGAACCGGAACGGCAGAGGCAAGAGATCAAGCAGCAGTACGTGCAATACGGTTCGGATGCGTGGATGGCATGAGATTCTTCCGCGCACTACTCGCGTTCATTCGCAATCTGGAGGTTCACACGTGGCAAAGCTGACCGCATCAACACGCAACGCTCTGCCTTCCAGTGCGTTCGCTCTACCGAAATCGAGGAAGTATCCGGTTCAGGATGCAGAGCACGCCGCAGACGCCAAGGGGCGCGCGACACAGCAAGTCAAGAAGGGCAAACTTAGCCCCGCTACCGCAGCAAAGATCAGGGCGCGTGCGAATGCCGTGCTAGGAGGCAAGTAATGGCACAAGACGAGCACCCAGCAGACGGAATGTTCGAACCTATCCGCGATGCAATCATGGGCATGTTCACAGGCGGCAACGTCAAGCAGGCTGTGCGTGATGCATGGGACCGTATGCACGGCGCATCTGAGCCCCAATCCGCGCACGACCAGCAGATACAGCAGATGAACAAGCAGGCAGCAGATGCGGACGCGCAGAAGGTTGCGCAAGCGTATCTCACCGCGCAACAGGCCGACAAGATTCGCGCGGCTGCAAAGTCACGGATGGGCAAGTGAGCACGCAGTTCGATAAGCGCTTTGACGCGATGACGACTGACGAGCAAGCGCGCGTGCGCAAGCAGTTAGAGCGCGAACTAGCGCGCATGATCCGCAAGGAATACAAGACAGGCCGCGAGGCGTTAACGATGGCTCGCCGCATGGTCGCTAGCTCAATGGCCGACAGAAAGCAAGTGCATGCCTGATAATGATGAATTTTTAGCCCGCGCACGCAAGCGGTTCACTGCCGCTGCCGAGGAAGAGAAGCAGTTGAGGGAGGCGTTCGCCTCCGATTTGCGCTTTGCCTCACCTGATGGCGAGGGGCAGTGGGACGAACAGGTAAAGATGCAGCGCCAACAGGCTGGACGGCCCGCTATGTCGTTCCCGCGCTGTCATACGTTCGTGCAGCAGGTTGCGAACGAGGCACGTCAGAACAAGCCACAAATCAAGTTCTCTCCGCGCACAGATGCAGATAAGGACACCGCAGAGGTATACGAAGGACTCGCACGCTTCATTCAGTACGACTCGGACGCGCAGGTTGCCTATGAGACGGCAGTTGAGTACTCTGCCGGCGCATCGTTCGGCTATTACCGCTTCCTGACTGATTACGTGGACGATGAAAGCGAAGACCAGGAATTGAAGGTCGTTCCCGTGCTCGATCCGCTGCAGATTTATGGCGTGCTCGTGCCTGCGTGCTTCAACCGCAAGCCAAAGTTCGCGTTCGTGATCGAGGACGTGCCAAAGGAAGAGTACAAGCTGCTCTATCCTGATTCGGAACTATCCTCGCTCGCATGGTCAGAGGCAGAGAAGCGCGCAGACGGCTGGATTGGCGAGAACACCGTCCGCATCGCTGAATACTGGTACGTCGAAGAGAAGAAAGTTGACGGCAGGCGCAAGCCGAAACAGGTAGTCAAGTTCTGTAAGACGAACGGTATCGAGATTCTCCCTGACAGCGAGACCGAATGGGCAGGCTCAACCATCCCGATTATCCCCGTGCTTGGCAAACAGATGATCGTCGATGGACAGCCGCGCCTCTATTCTGTGATCCGTCCGCAGAAATCAGCACAGCAGCTCATCAACTACTCAAAGAGCCGCATCGCTGAAACGCTTTCGACCTCGCCTATTTCGCCGTTCATGGTGGCAGAGGGCCAGATTGCAGGCTACGAGGATCAGTGGGCTACGCTCAACACTGTCAATCGCCCATATCTGCCTTACAAGGTCACGGATGTAGCAGGTCGCCCGGTCCCTCCCCCGCAACGCCAAACATTCGAGCCGCCCATACAGGCACTTTCTGCCTTCGTCATGCAAGAAGTTGACGACATGAAGGCCACGACGGGCATCTTCGACGCCTCCCTTGGCAATTCGGCCAATGAGGTAAGCGGCCAAGCTATCATGCGGCGCCAGCAACAGGCGAACGTCGCGAATATGCACTTCCTCGACAACCTGGAGCGCGCATTCCGCAAGGGTGGGGAAGTGATTGCGGAAGTTATCCCCGTCATTTACGACACCGCACGCGAGATCCGCATTCTTGGCGAAGACGAAGCCAGCAAGATCGTTAAGGTCAATCAAGAGCACATCGACGAGGGCGGCAAGTCGCGCAACTACGACATGACGAAGGGCAAGTACGACCTCGTGGTGACGATGGGCCGCGCGTTCAGTTCGAAGCGCATGGAATCGTTCGACATGATTCAGCAGGTTATCCAGTCGAACCCGCAATCGTTCCCGATGATCGCAGACATTTTCTTCAAGAACTCCGATATGGCAGGCGCGGACACGCTCGCCGAACGGTTCAAGAAGATGCTGCCTCCACAGTTGCAGGGCGATGAGGATCAGCAGATTCCCCCGCAAGCGCAAGCGGCTATTTCGCAGTTGCAGCAGCAGGGACAGGCACTCAACGCGCACGCGCAGATTCTCGAAAAGCAGCTCGGTCAGTTGCAGTACGAGAAACAAGCGAAGGTGGTTGAGCACCAGGGCAGACTCGCGGAGATTCAGGCCAAGCTCGATGCCGATATGGCGCTTGAAGACAAGAAACTGCTCGCACAGATCACGGTTGCGGAAATCAACACGAAGGCGCAGAACGTAGCCGATCGCGAAGAGGACAGGCGCGCACTCGAAGCGCAGTTGCACGGCCAAGCACATGATCTAGCGATGCAGAAGGACGATCAGGCGCACTCGCAGCAGATGGCCGCGCAACAGGCTGAACAGGCGCAACAGATGCAGGCTCAGCAAGCCGAACAGCAAGCGCAGCAGCCACAAGGAAGCGCTAATGAATAACGCCTGCTTGTTCGTGCTAGATCGAAGGCTCGGCATGGACCCGAACGAATTTATAGAGCGCTATCTGCAGCCAGCATTGAAGAAATTAGATGCGGATGGCGCGGGCGTTCGCTGGTCTATCAAGCTGCAAGCGCAGCAGCAATCCGCAAAAGTTTAGCACCACCCCGCTGGCCCAGCGTTAACGGGCACCAAGGAAACACAACCACATGGCAGATGTAACGACGCAAGCGGTATCGTCACCCGCAGAAGTTGCAGATGTGTTCAATGGAGAACAACCCAGCC